GTTTCCCAGTCACGATCGGCCGGCCGCCGTCAAAGCCGATCGCAAGCACGGAGCGGGGGTCACCAACAGGCCCCTCAATCATAAAGGTGCCAGGAAGCAAGTCCGTCGTACGATACACTGCGCGCATCAGCCGGTCATTCTCAAAAAGCTGTTCAGGCCTCATGCGGTCGCGGTGCCCTTGCCATACACCCTCTCGCGTTGCCGGATGCCGGCTCAGGCCAGGAATGCGCGCAAAGTCTGACCGAAAGGCGTTACCAGCGCTCACCCAGTTCGCATCAAAAGGCTTCCGCGCCGTGAATACAGGCATTTCATCTGTTGCCGCTTCAATTGTGATGCCTGATTTCTGAACATCACTTGCAACAGGGTAGATACCAGGGCCTACAAGGATGCGCCCGTCAGGCTCGACTTCCCTCAGGGCCTCAAGCCACTCTTCTACATTGCCGGCGTATAATGCGCCGTCTGGAATGGGTGGCACATCTACCCCCAGGTATTCGCGCATTGCGGCCTCAAGCTCAGGCGATCGAGGTATGCGGAATTCACGGTTCGCAACCTTAATGAGTATGCTCATGCTTTTTCTGTTTTAACTGCCGGCGGCCGGCAAAATATTTGGCGGCCACAAGCACAGTAACAAGCGCCAGGCCGGCGTTTACTTTCGATTTTTCCGAGTAGGGGAGTAGGAGCACGATCGCCAGAATGAGAAAAGGCGCGGCTGCTCTCCATAGTACTTTGAAGTGCATTTATGAGAAATGAAAACATCCGGCCGGCGCACCCTTCATAGGCGCTACGGTAAGCGATGACCCGCAGCAACGCCGGCCGGAATTTGAATTGCTAAGAGTAGAGCAAAGGAGCCGTTCAGTAGATGCTTCTTTGCTCTTTTGGAATCTAAAAATGTATCGTACGATGCATTACTTATCGTCTTTCTTTTCTGGTATCCCGATGCCAAACAAAGCGCAGATTGCCGTAAGTAGCGTAATGATCGTTTCCGTGTTGCCTGAGATGTATTCGGCCGGGCCGCTAAGGCCAACAAGCAAAAGTATCACAGCTAGACTTGCCCATGTTGAGGGCTCTTTTAAACGTTTTAGAAGATTCATGTTTTTTCTCCTGTTTGTTGTAGAAATGCCGACCCCATGCAAACCACTTCGTCGGCGCGTGTTAATCAAATCCTGTATCCATCGCGACAAAGTGAGTGCCACCATCGGCGAGGGAGATCACTGTTCGCTCGCCTGTCCCGTTGGCGCTGATTTCGTGCACATCGCTTGTATTCACGCCCGAGGTTTCGCCCCAGTAGATTTTTTCCCTAAGTATATCCACGGCCAGGCCTTCATCCGAGACGTGCGCATAGGTGTCTACGGTGTTCTCAACTCCCGTGACTACATCGATGCCAAGGATTTTGCCGGCTACGCGTCTGTAGATGCTGCCTGAAAGATAGGCCGTGCCCAGGCTGTTTGGATCTTCCGAAACATTGGCGTTGATCGTCGTCTCGGCAAGCGTGGTGAGGTTGCGCTTAAAGAGGTCGTCCTGCTCCTGGCTCATCCAGAAGATATCTGTACCGTTTGGATCCACGGCAAGGTGGAACATTGTGCCCGAAACAGCCTCGGTTTTAATTGTCCTGAGTAGCGTAGAATTATAATCGTACTCAACAAGGTTATGAGGGGGCAGGGTAGTACCATTGACCCCGATGTACACGCGCGCAAGTTTGCGGGAAAGAGTGAAGTTACCAATGAACTGCGAGGCTGTGAACGTGAGCAGATCTATAGCGCCCGTGCCGTCAAGCTTGCGTCTTACCAGTTTATAGGTATTGCCAGCTGTCACGATTTCGATTGTAAAGATCCACCCAGCGGCCTGATCTACTTTTAATTCTGATATGGTTCGGCCGGCTGCAATCGTTGTGATCGTCGTTACAGGCCATCCAGTTGCGAGCGGGTCAATCGTTGCCTTCCGGATGCGGCCTGTACTGTCTGCTAAGTAGAGAGTATCCGGCCCGCTATTGATCGTTGAGTCAGTCACAACGTCGCAGGGGAGGCCTACAAGCTGCCCCAGCGATGAAGCCAGCGTAGTGTTTGGCTTGATGCCGATAACACATTCAGCGTTCGAGTCTACGCCGTCCGTGAACTGCTCAAGATCTGCAATAGCATTCACGCCGGCAGAATCAGGGTAGATTTTGATTTCACTCCATGTATAATCGTCAAGCGTTACCCCATCGGGCCGCTCAATCTGCATGTAATGCGTCGGCTCGACAATGTTTGCCCCAACGGCCGCAAGCCGGCAGCTAATAAGGCGCTGCGCATTGCGGTTTTCCTTCACTAGCTGATTGTTGCGGAACTGAAAGATATTTAGGCCCGAGTCAAACGGGATTACGCCGTAACTCCAGTTCTTTGTAGCATTGCCTTTGTTTAGCGCTGTTGTCAGTTCCTCGGCCGCGCCAACTGTTACGAACGTTGCATTGTAATAATTCTCATAACTAGCCTTGATGTAGTCAGCCGGTTTCTCTCCGTTGTAGACCTTAAACTCATCAAGTTTAATCGGGGAATTTTTATGCACCGTCGTTGCATCAAGTCCAGCGCCGGCCAGGTAAAGCGCGGCCGTGTTGGTTTCTAGCTGCTGCGTCGTGTGGGTTTTCGTGCCAATTACGACGCCGTTTTTATAAATGATAGACTCAACATTGGCCCCAACTTCCTTAAGAACCAGGTCCAGCCTGTACCATGTACCAAAAACGAAGTTAGTGGCCCAGTCTACTCCGTGCACCCGGTAGGCCCCGTTGCTCCAGAAAAAGAGCTGAAGATTTGCCGTCGTGCTATAGTTCAGGCCGTAGTTCTGCCTCACGGCAAGATCATCCTGCCTTTTGCCGAATACCGCATCAAAGGATGAGGCAGATGTGAAGTTAATATCGATCGTTATCGTCCCTGACGTATCTAAATCCAGGGACGCATGGTGGGGCACTTTGATGTGATCATTCACCCCGTCAAAATCGTGTGCACTGCCGGCATTGCCCGCTATCAGGTCGGCTGCATCCATATTGATGGCTTGGCCGTCGTTGTTGTTAGATGTGGAGTCTGATATTGTCTGAGGCGTTGGCCCAGGTGTCTCGTCGTGATGGGTTACAAACTTGTACTCAGAGCGATAAACGTTGTGCGCGCCGTTGGCGTCTCCGTCTGCCGGCCTCGTTGCGGCCGCGTTGGCCACGTAGAGATACGCCGACGCGTTGGCCGCGCTCGTCATATTAGGGTGCTTGAAATAAAGCCGGCCTGTCTTTGCTCCCTGATTAAAGTCCCTGAGTTCTGTTGGTAGCTCAGTTGTGCCGTCTCCATCTGTTAGGCGGATATCCCCTCCATCAGCCCGGGCATTGACAAACATGTCATTGCCGCCCGAGTCGTTCACGCCGGCAAACTTTGAAAGGTCGATATACCAGTCAAAATTCGTCTGGTCAGAGGGCACAAGCGCGGAGTTAAAGGTCACTTTCCAGCGCCGTAGCCAGCTAGCATTGAACCAGTCTGCCGGCGTACCTCCAGATTTCAAGGCGGTTGCGCTGACGTGCGTATCGGTCGGCCCGTCTCCTATCACAAAGTCGCGCACGGCCATCTTGTGACCGCTGGTTTTGCCCTTTACGGCGCGCTGGTAGTGCGTAGCCTCGTTGGCCGGCGCATCGCTCACTATGACACCCATGGAGAACGAGTCAACCAGATGAACAAAGTTCTTTTGCCCGCCGCCTGTATCAAGCTCTATTGCCTGCCATATCCTCACCCGCACATTCCCAGTGATCGGCGTGGCTCCGTCAAGCATGGCGGCTGTAGAAACTTGAAATTCGCCCCATGCTTGATGAAAGTGCTGCTTCTCGTGAAGTGTTACCCGTACATGCCCCGGGTCGGTGGTGGTCCAGGCTGACCCGTTCCAATACCATGTTTGCGCACCCTCTACGATCACGTCATAAGCAAACTCAATGCCCGTGCCCGTAGCGGCCGCCAAGAGCTTCATATACCATGAAAGGAAAATCCTATTATTCGCACCGCCCGTAACTGGAACGGCTGACTTTTGCTCTATGCCTACGACGTAATCAGCATTTCCAATCGGACCAACGATGTAGCGCGTTGGGAACGATCGCGAAATAGCGTTATCATCTTCCACGGGGAAGTGATCAGGGTTTGTGACCGTGCCCGTGCCGATAGTTTTCCAGTTGCCTATGTCGGTTGTAGTGGAGAGGGCTTCCTCAAAACTCAGGTTTCCGAATGCGCTTTCAAACGGATTGCCATGGCGGTAGAAGCACGAGGCCTCAGCTATGGCCGGCGTGCCCTTTCTTGATGGCGGTTTATCGAACGTATACCCGCTTGCGATCGCAACTGTGCGCCGGAGCGTAAGGTTACTTGTTGCCGGCGTGTCGGCCGTGCCATCGGACTTATAATTGAATACCCGGTAAACGCCCCCGCCTTCATCCTTCCTTTTGCGCTGGCTTATGATCCATTTCTCATTCCACTGATAAAGCGTGCAAAGATGGAGATCCAAAATCTGCTCCAGGACAAAGCGGAGCGAAAAAGGGTTTTGATTCGCGTCATAGAATTGTACCTGATCACATACAATGCCGGCGAATGGGTCATCATTGATTGTTAAGTCATTCGAGCCCGTTCTCGGGTACCAGTAGTTGTGCGTCGATATGCCCAGGCCCAGGCCCGTATATGCAAGGCACTGCGCAATGATTTTGATATAGGTTTCATTGCCCGTGTAATCGCTCTGATCCGTGGGTTTTACGTAGGGAATGCCATCAAGAATACCCAGGCGGTCAACAGCAACTATGCGCGACTCCCCAGGCGTATAGAGGATATTTTCAAGCTCTGCCGGCTGAACAAACCCGCGCCACTTATTGACACCGCCCATTTGGAAAAGCACGTCATACTTATCCTCATCCTGCCCAAACACCGCTTCAAGTTGGGAAGTGCCATCATCCACATAAACAAGCCCACATCTACCCGGCGCAATAACGTGATGATGTGGAAACTTCGGATCAAACGCCTTGCCCTTTATGTGCACCTCACACGCATCGCGCCACGCTGTCAAATCCGTAATGCCACCACCATACCCGTTTTCTCCTATCAGGTAGGTCATTACAATCCCGCTCTTGGGATGCGTCTTTGTTATTCGCCAGTGCGTAGGGTATGCCATCAGCTTCCGAACGAGATTTGATTGGATCGCTGCGCACGGTCGTTGGCCTGGAGCAAGACCCCATTGCCCAAAGATATTGCATCAAAACGCACAGACTGATCACGCGCGCCAGGAGAGGGGATGTCTGAGCGGCCGCCTGAGAAACCGCTGCTTCCAATTACACCACCGATGCCGGCTGCAAGGCCGCCGCCGGCGAAAGCTCCCAGGCCTGGAACGAGCGCATTTAAGCCGGCTCCGAGTAGAAGCCTGAATCCTTTTGATAACAACTGCTTTCCAATTTGCCTGAGCTCATCTTTGAAGCCTTTAAATACTTCAGTAAGTGACTTACCTCGTACGATTGCCTCTGCCAGGCCATCAGCAAAAACGGTAAGTAATTGATCAAGAGATTGGCGGATAATGCCGAACACATTGGCCAAGGCCGGGAAGTGCTCAACGGCCGTGCCTATAGCCTCAGTAATTGCCACCTTATAGCGGTCGTATCCGCTCACTCCTTCGGCCGTAAGGCGATTGCTCTCTGCTTGCGCTGCGTTTATCTCTTGCAGGCCGGGGAGCGTTTCGCCAAGATCGGGGAGGGTAGAGGTATCGACCTCCGGAGACACGACCGGCCCGGACTCAACACCGGTGTTTAATTTACGCTTTGTAAATAGCTCTCCGAACTGGTTGTTTAGCTTTGTGATTGTCTCACCAGAAAATAGGTCAGCAATTTTAGCGCGCAGCCTGTCAACCTCGCCTACGGTTGAGCGGGCTCCCTCCGTGAGGCCTGTGAACACGTCGGCCGGATCGATAGATGCTAACTCCGCCTTGAGATCTTGCGTGCTCGCTGTTGTCTTTTCAATCTCACTGGTAAGCTCTGCCGGCCCCTCTGTGTTAATTTCTTCAGCGCCAAGCCCGGCCACAAACCCGCGCAATTCCTTTACCTTGTCGCGCGCAAACTCAATGGCCTTGCCAAAGTCTTTGTTTATGAAGGATGCGGTTTTTGCCAGGCCTGTTAAAATGATTTCAAAGAATCCGATGAAAACGGATGCAATTTGCTTTAGAACTGTGCCGGCGAACCTACCCAGGCTTTTTAAAAACCCTTCCCAGTTACCGGTAAACAGGTTGATGAAGATATCTAAGAACTGAATAAACCCTTCAAAAGCGCCACCCAAAAGCGTTGTGGCCGTGCTAAATACGGTCCCTGTTATGCTCAGTATAGTTTCACCCCAGGCGGCCCAAAACTTTTGCACCCGGGACAATGCCCCTTGGAATAAAGGGGCGATAGTAGCAACCAAATCCCCGATCGCAACTTTGATGCGAGAAATAGCGATACTAGCCGCTGATCTCATGCTCTGGAATACGCCAACAAGGCCGGCCCCAGCCCCGGGCAGTACATTAGAAAAGAATTCCCTCACGGCTTCCCAATTACGAATAATCAGCACGGCCGCGCCGGCAATTGCTATGGCTGCTATACCAACTGGCCCCGTAAAGGCAGTAAAACCTTTTAATATTACAGGGATAAAGGAAACAACCTTGCCCAGCACAAACAGGAGCGGACCCACGGCAGCGGCCGCAGCGGCAAGGGCTGTACCCATGCGAAGCACGCCGGCCGGCAATTCTGCTATTCGATCGATCAGTTCAACAAAGCGTTTTGATAGGTTCTGGATAACATCAAGCAAACCCGCGTCACCAATAGCCACGGCAAGCCGGGTTACGGCATTCTTAACAAGATCAAGAGAGGATTGAACCGTTTTGTATCGCTGCGCTGCCTCTGTCGCCAGCGCCGTATTTTCCTGAAATGATCGGCCGGCTATATCCAGTGATCTTGAAAGCAAATCCCCTGCGCCGGCTGCTCTTAAAAGCGCATCGCGTACGCGTACTTCTGCGAGTCCAAGTTCCTCTAATACGGCGAACACGTTGCCGCCTGATTTGTCGATTTTGCCTAACCCAGCCACAAACTGAGTTAAGGCGCCGGCCGCATCTTCCTTGAATGACTTGCTAAACTTGCTGTGGATTGACCCGCAACGGCTGCGAACTTTTCAAGCTCGGTGCCGCCCGATTTAACAGCGCTGGCGATATCAATGATGACGCGGGAAAAAGCAGTACCGCCGGCTTCCGCAGAAATACCTAGTGAACTTAGCGCCCCCGCCAGTCCGAGGATGTTCGCTTGCGATAAGCCAGCGGTATTTCCGGCACCTGCCAAACGCAGAGACATTTCCGAAATCTCAGCCTCAGTAGTAGCGAGGTTGTTGCCCAGGGCAACGATCGTTGATCCCAGGCGCGCAAAGTTTTGCTGCGTGCCTCCCGTAATATTGTCAAAGCGAGCAAAGGCCGTTGCCGCCTGTGATGCGCTGAGGTTTGTAGTTTCTCCCAGGTCTATCATCGTGCGGGTAAACTCAAGCACGTTACTCGTCTCAATACCTAGCTGGCCGGCGGACTCAGCTACGCCGGCAATTTCATTTGCAGAGGCCGGCAGTACCTTTGTCATAGCTAGGATGCCATCCCTGAGGCCGGCTATTTCCTCCGTAGTCCCGTCTACTGTCTTTAATACACCCGTGAATGCCGTCTCGAAATCGATAGCTGTCTTGCCCGCAGCCGCGCCGGCAACAACCAGCGGCGCGGTTATCGATGTGGATAGGGTTTGGCCGATGCCTTGAAGCTTATTTCCAATAGGACGGAAAGCAGACTCAATGCCCCGGACGGCCTTTAATAGGGGGTCAAGATGCGCCCCGATTTCTACATTTAAGCCCTGTACTACATCCATAATTAATCGTCGTCATAGCCGGGTAATTTGTATACCGGCATTTCGTCAAAGCCCGATACATCAGGTATCTTTCCTTCAGCTTCCAGGCGCGCCCGGTCTTCAGGCGGAAAGTCTGGAATGAGGCCTTGTTGCATCATCATTTCTTGCCGTACCCGCATTATGTAATCTGATTTCTGCGCTTCCCCCCATGACCTTTCCATTTCGGCATATAGATCCGCCTTGGTAGAATCGTCACCGCTCAGGAATCGCTTGTAAAAAGCCGGCATGTAGTCATTTGGCCGTTTTGCCTTTTCGCTACCATAGCCCGTGTTCCACATCTGCGCAAGGACTTGCGCATTCAGATACCAGTTCTCAGCGCGCCGCTCCATAGCTCCGTAGAGCATAAGAGCAACGGATACAAGGGGCATTTCATCAACTTTCGCAGGCGTAAAACTGAATTCCCTTGCCATCTCCCGGTATATGAAATAGTGATCTATCCAGCGCTTGCCGGCTTCCCCTTTTTTCTCTTCTTTTCCTCCTTCGGCGCTAGCTTCTCCATCTGCTCTGCAAAGGCGCTGATTGCACCAACACACGCGGCCATTATCTCGCCCTCGTTGTCCGCGCCGGCCAGCCATTCGAGTAGCTGCGTATACTTGAGAGTTGGATTTTTAGCCAGGAGCCCCAGCCAGAGAATAAGGGGGAATTTTCCTAACTGGCCCTTTTCAAGGCCTACGATATCTTCGTAAGAAATCACGCGCCCGTGCTTCTCTTCTGCGAGTGCAAAAGATGCTGTGGAAAACTTCAGGACGTGCTCTTTCTCGTTTAGGGAAATTGTTGCTTGTCGTGGTTCGCTCATATGCTAAGAAGGGTTTTAAAAGATGCCCCGCCGGCCATACCAAATACGGACATAAATGAAGGCCGGCGGGTTGTCTCTGTGAAAGACATCGTTTGAATCAGCCATGCACTAGGGCACAGTAAAGGTCGTATATGCACCCTGATTCCGAATTGTGGCCGTGACCGTAATCAGCGTAGCATCGTCTGAATTGTATTCGTAGGACGACACAACACCCAGGCCATGCCGGCCCCGGTCTGCAGTTACGTTCGTTGTCAGTAGCCAGTAAAGTTGCTGGCCGGCTGCAGTGGTTGCCAAGTAGGCATCCTCTACAAGATTCTGCGCAGCATTGCCGGCCAAATCCTGATTGTAACCGATATTAATCGATATATCCTTGCGGCCGATAATGATTGAAGCAAAGCCCGCAGTGTCTTTGCTCGCTCCATCTACTTCCTGAGAGGAGCCTGAAATATTGTTCGTCGTGACGGCCGCCAAAAGGGTGTAGTTGCCTACTACCTTAGGATCTGCCGGCGCGGGAGGAGCCTTCACATAGAATTTTTCCTCCTGCCCTAATTTCTGTGCCATTATTCAATCTGTGATTAGAGTTGTTGGATGAGGAACCGCACACGCGCAGGCGCGCCGTAGAAAGCAAGTCCCGTTTGTTCATCTTTCACAGATCTTGTATTAGCATCGATGCCGAGGCCGGCATCATATTGTTGCGACGTAACGAAAAACCCGGCCGCAACGGTTATGTAATCTGCCCTTATCCGGGTTGAGAGTGCCTCAACCACTCGGCCCCTATCTTGCTGCGCTTGCAGTAGGGTAGTGGCCCAGGACATTGCAGTTATAATGACTTCCGTATGGTCCGTATTCTTTGTTGTCCCGGGCAACTCGACCGGGTTGTCGACAACGGTGTACCTGTCGCCCTGGCCTTGCTTGGGATCAACGCAAACGCTGCCTAGCGTGCCCAGGCCGTTAAGCTTGGCGTATACACCTGCTAAAACTGTTTCGGCCGCGCTTTTCATTTCATCGCTGCCTTTAGTGCGTTGTAGAATTCCTGCGCGTGAAGCTCAAAGGCCTGCAAGAGAAATGGCCGGCCGCTCATGCGAGTAGTGCCAAAATGCACCCAGTAGGCGTATGTAACGTTGGTTCCGATCAATGCGGCCAAGCCGCCAAGCAATTCTTCAATGTGCTGAGAAGCGCGTAGCCGGCCCGTATCAACAGGCGTAAGTTGCTGAGATGTGGCAAGTATCTTGATCGCGAAGATCCTGACAACGCGCACAACTGCTCGCTCCTTCTGCTTTGTCCATAGCAAAAGATTCGAGCGGGTGAGGGCTTTACCCTTCATCCTGATTGTTACGCCTTGTGTAAGTAGGCTAGTCAATCTCAATACCCTCTATAAGCCACTGAAAAAGCTTAAAGGCAAGGAAGGCTATGAGGCAGGCGGCAAGTATGTTGACAACTATCAATTTACCTTCCATGTACAGGCAAGCTCAGTCAGTAGATTTTGCTCGCCAGGATTGTTGATTCTGTTTATCTGGTAAAATCGATCTGTGCCACCAACGTTGTGCTTTATCCGCCACGTAGTTTCCACGTCTGATCTGTAGTGCATTCTGACAGTCACTTTTTGAGTCGTGAAGGGCTTTCCATTTTCCGGGTCGTGCTCTTTGCTTCTGCCATACTCCACGTCGGCGGCCATAGTAGAATCATCTGCCCACGTGCCGGCCCCTTGTTCTCCAATCGTGTTTTTCGCGTACGTGACCGTCTGAAGAACAATAGAATCATTAAGCGCCGGCGCATCTATGACATTTCCGCGCCGGCTCATATGCGCCACCTCCGATACTTAACAAGCATCGCTTCAAAATTCAGAGGTAGGGAGTTAATGGTATGCCCAACAACATGGCCGCCCGGATTCCAATAGAGGTTGTGAATACCCTTTAACAGCGCTTCCTTTAAGCCGTTTGGCGGTTTGTACGGGTCGGCTGTGGTGTAGCCGCCTACGTACTGAACGCGCAGGCCTGCAGAAGACCTCGGAATGTTCGGGACGGTTATGAATACTACCGAGTCGCCGGCCTGATAATAGCTTGCTGCCGGCACTACGTTGGTTGTATTGTCGGCATTGAATGTATGTACAGCCGTAATAGCAGTTGCAGGCCCTTTGGGCAAGTACACGCCGTAAAGGCCGGCTGTATTTGCTTTCAGGTTATCAACAAAAAGCTCATAGTTACGAGGCGATAATGAGCGGTTTATCAGCTGCTCGGCAAGGCCTTCTACTTGCGGGATCAGCGCGGTCAGAAAAGCATCTTTCGACGTATCAAGAATGCGCAGATGCGCTTTTGCTTCCGCTAATGATACTACGCTAGCAGTCGGCAGAGTCATCATCTCAAGGCGCTGTCCTATGTTTACAAACGTTGCCAATTATCGCTCGCTAAGAATTAGGTGCTGAGTTGTTAGGAATCCTCGTTTTTCTTCTGCGCCGGCTTTACCATCCGGCCCCGAGACTTTCCCGTCTTTGGATCCACGGGTAGTAATTTTCCGTCTTCATCAACATCGCGCGGCCGTAGGTCACGGATGCCATTAGGGACCCATTCCTCTACATCTTTGGGCTTCCCTCTGAGTTTAATGAATGTGCCCTCAGCAACGTGATCGAACTCGCCATCCGGTACATGCAACGGCTGTCCCGAAATCCAGTTATAAGGCCGGCCAGATACGGCCCCATTGGTGCCGCCGGTTATTGTTGCGCGAACCCATACTTTTTTAGGTGCTGGTGTTTTTGTGGTAGACATGATTGAAGGGATTAGTTAAGGTTGTGCACTTCAGGCCGGCCGGGGAGCTACCCAAAACCGGCCGGCCTTCTGTGCCTCATCGTCAGGTAACGATTATGCTGCTGTCTGAATGGCTGCGAAAGCAGGACCGAAATTAGAACCCATATCAAAGAAGGTGCGGAACTTGAGAGCCCGCGCATCCTGCGTGAATAGGTTGATATCTGTCCCGGTGTCTGCATCCTTTACGATGCCGGTACGGGCTTCCTCTGAAGAGAGGCCAGGCCCTAGGGCTACTTTCCAGTAGTTAAAATTGCCAAGTAATCCAAACTTCGTAGAAGCCTGAGCACCTGTTGAGTTTGGCGGCAATACCTCTGTGTACATTACGCGCATTCCGTTGATCGTGTCAACAGTTTCGCCCTGCACATAATTAAAGAGATAAGAACCATTTGTATCTTTCTTCGTGCGGAAAACAGCTTCCATATCAGGATGGAAGATGAAAACCAGATCACGGCGTACGCCGGCCGGCACTTGGTTACGCGCCAAGATGAGTTCATCAGGCGTAATGGATGCAAAGGTGTTGTTGCCAGCGGTAAGGGTATATGTTGCGGGCTGATTGCCAGCGATACCGCCGCCGCCATTTGCTACGGTGTAATTAAACAGGCCGTAGATACTGTTGTACGCTGCCGTACCATCTCCCAGGATCATCGTCGCATCTTCTGCGCGTGCGCGTGCACGGCCGATAACGCGTTGTAAGTCAGCTAGCACCTTGGGGCCAGCTTCTACATTGATTTCATAAGTCCAGGGGAAAATCCGCGCCCATTTCTTAGGGTTGAGCGTGATGGCCCGGAATTGGCGCATTGTTGAATTAATAGTGCCACCTTCTGCAACTGCCTGGAACGCATCTTCTGCGCCGCTTCCACCTGGCACCTTGATGGATCCAACGATGTGCGTGAACACATCGGCCAGTTGACGAACAACGCCGTACTGGCCGGCAATCTCTTCAATGCCATCACGCACGACGACAGGAAGCAGGAAAGCGCCATCAGCATCCACTACGGTAGAGTAGTAGTCGCCGGCCGCGCGTGTTTGCAATGAACCCGCCATCCTTGACAATGCTCGTACGTTGTCAACAGCCTCGTCTGATCGTGACTGGGAAAC